GCGTGTTCATACAAACCTTTGTCTGTAGTATTACCACCACCTACTGCTGTCCAAGCTGAACCATCGTAAATTTCAGCACTACTGTCTGTTGTGTTAAATCTAATAAATCCAGCAGAAGGTGAGCCATCTCTCTGTGCTGTTGTACCTGCGGGGAGTGCTCCTGAACCTGTAGCTGATGTCTTAGTTACTACTGTTGCTGAATCAAGCGCTACGTCTTCCCAAGCACTACCAGTATAGACTTTCATTCTATCCGAAGTAGTGTTAAAGTACATATCGCCTTCTGTTAGTGCATCACCATCATTATCTACTGATGGGTCACTAGCCTTACCACCTAAATATGTATCATCGAATGAGTCTGCTGAGGCTGCTGCTGCGGCTGCACTTGCGGCGGCTGATGTAGCACTTGTAGAAGCACTAGAAGCCTGTGTTGTTGCTGTAGTGGCTGAAGCTGCTGCGTTTGTAGCAGAAGTTGATGCTTCACTAGCTTTTGTAGTTGCTGTGCTCGCTTCATTAGTAGCTGTTGTAGCTGAACCTGCGGCACTAGCTGCGCTTGTAGCGGCTGCTGACGCTGAACTTGAAGCGTTAGTTTCTGATGTTGAAGCGGCTGATGCTGACGTTGAAGCAGCACTTGCCTGTGTAGTAGCAGTAGATGCTGAACTAGAAGCACTAGAAGCACTATTAGCTGCGTTAGTAGCTGAAGTTGCTGCGTTAGTAGCTTGAGTAGTCGCGTTAGTCTCTGCAGTTTCAGCATTAGTCTCTGCAGTTTCTGCTGCTGTTTTAGCTGTGTCTGCTCCAGTTTTAGACGTAGCTGCTGCTGTGGCTGAACTAGCTGCTGCAGTTGCACTACTAGCGGCGGCTGTAGCACTAGCGGCTGCTGATGCTTCATCTCCTGTTATACTTGCGGCACTAGCGGCTGCTGCTGTAGCACTAGCGGCAGCATTAGTCTCTGCAGTTTCTGCATTTGTTTCTGCTGTTTCTGCGTTAGTTTGCGCTGTTTGTGCGGCAACTTTAGCAGCTTCAGTATCTGCAATTAGAGCATCTAAGTCATAACTGTCAGCTAATACTGATGATGTAGCAATTCCGTAACCTCTATCAATAGCCATTGTTTACAATCTCCTAATTCTTCGTAATACCGCTAAAGCCCATCTTTTTCTTCTACTTAATTTCATAACTCTATCTCCTAAGTTTAATGTGAAACTCTCCCCATAAAGAGGAGAGCTCCGTGGTTAAACTTACGACGTAAGTTCTTGGATAGAACTCGGACGAATAACCTTAGTACCATAAACAGTATCAGCAGTAAATAAATCTGCAAGATATTCTTGCTTATACTGTGTCTGTGTACGAACCGCTTGCTGAGTTGCTAAGACGTGAGCGTCTCTTTGGAACAAGAACGCCTTCTCAGTATTACCAGTACCTACTTGAGTAGACATATAAACGTCTACGCCGTAGATTTGACCGATTTTACCTGTCTTAATTGCATTACCATCACCAATGAAAGATTGCTCAGTAAAGCGTTGCTCAGTCATTAGTGCAGTCATACAAGAAGGAGTAACAATTAGAGAACGACCTTCTAAAGGTACGTCGTTGTCGTTAAGGTTCTCAATACCGACTAGGATTGAAGCATCCCAATCTGTTACACCTGTAATTACAGCATTACCGCCAGTTAGTGCAGAAGCACCATCTAGGTCAGTAATAATTTGAGAGTCAACTTGCTTCGCGAGAGCGTAGCCAGCATCGTCTGTGTAGAACTTGCGCATTGACGTCAACGCCTGAAGCTCTGCGATATCTTCAATTTGAGTTGACCATTCAAAGTGCTTGTCAATAACTACTGGTGTATTAGTTGCTGTATCAGTAACGTAAGTAACAGTAGCGTCTTTAACCTTGGCACTTGCAGCGTTACGACCCGGTGTTGGGATGTTGATAGTATCGCCTTTTTTGCCTGCGTGGTTTAGGTTACGAACTAGATTAGCCGCAACAAGGTTTGCTTTATACGTCGCAACAACTTCATCACTCCAAATTTCAGGAATGAACGCTGCTGCGGTCGTGATTGTCATATTTGCCATTTCAATTAACTCCTATAAGTCATATTAGCATTTTATTAAACAACCCTACCTTCAGCATAAGCCGCATAGATTTCATCTTGTAATGACTCATACCGACTAGGGTTTTCCATTTTTAAGCGAATTAGGTCAGCACGTCTAAACGTCTTACCTCCTTTGCTTGAGCCTGAAGATGTTCTCGATTCTGCTGTTCCTGCTTTAAGCGCTTCTTTTCTTTCTACTTCCGCTTTTTCTTTGACTTCTTGCGTCTTACTAATCATAGACCTGTCTTTCCAGTTGGTCAGTAACTCGTTAGCCGCATCAAAGTTATAAGCGTCAGCCGCTTGAAACATTTGCATACGAATCGGACTATCTTGTACCCATTCCTGAAATGCCTTGTCTTGTACGACTTCGGTAAAATCAGGATGTGTTTGTTTCAACCTTGCTTCAGCTCCAGCTTGTGCTTGTTGAGCTTGAAACTGTTGAAACTCACGAAACTTCGGGTGATTTTCAATCATATCGTTGACCGCTTTATTAGGGTCATCGAAAAAATCTACATCATTGTCTTTAGTTTCTAATGGAGTGTTATCTTGTGGATTTTGCGTATTACGCGATACTTCAGCTTGTAGGAAACTATCTGATAATTTTCTTAGCTCTCCAACTTCCTGTGCCTTACGACCTAGTTCCTTTTCGAGGTTAGTATAACTATCTATAATTTCTTGTGTTGACTTTCCGGCAAACTTAGAAGGTATTTCAGGACTTTCTTCTGCTTCCGGGGCATCTACTGCCTCAGCTACTTGGTCCATAATCTCTTCTGCTGTTGATGCTGTTGTGTCTGTTATCGTACTGTCATCTACATTAGAAATTTCTACATCTGCTGGTACTTGCGCCTCAGCGTCCACTACTATATTACTCATAATTGTTATTCTCCGCCCATTTGGGTTATGAAGTTAAAAAATGGTGGGGCTATATGTCTAGTTCTTCCACCGCTTGTTTAGTTGTCGCTTCTAAAGCTATAATTTGCCTTAAAATTGACAACTGACCCTTAGCGAACCAAAGGTCTTTGTCAGACTCTATTGAGTCTAATTTATTATAGATTTCTTCGAGATTTTTTAGTTCTTCAACTAAGTCTCTCCATCCATCTTGCTCTATTAAATCTTGTCTAGCTCTGTAAAACTGCTTAGTTTGGTCGTCTAGCTGCGTTTGCATAATTTAATACTGTTTCTGATTGTAAGTGCTCTATTTCAGGTATATTTCTAGCTGTTTCAGAATTTTGTTTTACAATGTCAGCTTTCATTTTTTCTAGCTCCATTAGTTTCTTCTGTAATGATAGAATTCTTTCCTGAACGTCTAATTCATTTTGTGGCTGTGAAGAACCTGCATCTGCTTGATGCTTAATAGCCTTAGCTTGTTCCTCTTGAGCTTCTGCCAATGTCTTCTGTATGTCTGCCTTAGCCTGTTCAATCTGTAATTGCATACCCATTTGTTGCATCTGCTGTTGCTCAGGATTAGGCTGGAAGCCTTGCATAAGCGATTGTACCACTTGGTCTCTATTATGGATACTAGAGTTCTGAAAGATAGCTAACAACAAGACATTGAAAGCTGGAGAGTCTTTCGGAATTGACTGGAGCATTTGTACCATTTGCTGCATTTCAAGCTCTTTAGCCATAATACCCATAGTAGAGTAAGGGACGAACTTATAATCAGTAACAGGATATCTGTCTACGTCAAACTGAATCTTTCTCCACATCGCCTTATTAATCATTGGAATAAGGAATGTATTTTGGAAGTTCATTAGAGTACGTTTCTGTCTCTTAATGCTTGCAGACTGAATCATAGACATACCACTTGAAGTGGCTCTATCCGGAACACCCATATCAGCACTTCCAGTACCCATCTGAATCATATTTTGCAACGACGCAACCTGATTGTAGGTATGTTGGTCGGTCTGACCTAATGTGAGAGGCATAATAGCCTGTCTTGGGTCTCCATTAGTAAGGATAGTTTTACCGGGACGCACCTCTAGTTTGATGCCTCGCGGTAGTCTAGTAGCGTCTGCGGCTACCATTGGAGTTGTAGTTAATGCTAGAGAGTCAATTCTAGCTCTCATTTCTGCATCTAATGCTTTTTGTGGATTATAGCCCTTCTCGCAGACCCCTCGACCCCAAAACTTGTTTGGGACGATGTCGTGCTGATAACTTACGAACGGTCTATCGACCATCATAAACGGATTTTCTTCAGCTCTTAGTATATGAGAGTCATTAGCTAGAGTAACTACAGCTTCTACTAGCTCATCTTCATCATATTCAAAATCATCTGTGTCAATTTTAGAGTTTAAGAACTTTCTAGGAACTTTACCCCAATACTCACAGATTTTAATTTGGTCTGAAGCGTCCTTTTGGATATATTCAGGGTCATATCCTACCTGTACGACGTCCGTATCTGCCGTTATATCCACTTCTCTGTATATACCCTTATCCATACCCTCAGATAAGATATATCTCGGCTTATATACCTCGTGAGCGACTCCTAATGCCTCATTAATAGTATTAGCACTAGGGTCAATAATAAATTCTTTAGGAGATACCGCTTCTACTTTAACATCTACACTAACATAGTCTTCTATTTGACGTGCTGTTGTAAGTGTTCCCTCTACAGGGACTTCTACAGGTCTTCTCTCTATCTTTTCTTCGGTAATAATCTTAGCAATACCTGTGCCATATACCGCACCATTAAGAAATACCTCACATAGAGCATCTTTACATCCTGCTCCTTCTAAATCTTCTTGTAGGAGGTTACGTATATACTCTATATCTTGTTTATTTTGGTCTAACATATCATCTTGTATGTCGAACCATTTTCCTCTGCCAAATGTGGCTTCTTCGAGCTCTGCTACACTAGCTTCTACTGCTTGTTGTAAGGCAGGAGTAATAATTTTAGACTTTTCTGACCTGCGGTTTTGGTCCTCTGTGGTCCACATACCGCGCCATAGACGATAATATTCGTCCCATTGTTTTAAATAGTTATTGTCTCTATGGTTTCTCCAGTTTTCTAGTCTACCGGAGAGCCATTGAGATAAAGCTCTATAATCGTTTTCTGAATCGTAATTTGCCATTTATATCCTTTCTATTAATATCCAGCTACTTCATCAAAAGGTTGCCAATCCTCATCAATATCTATAGTGTGCATAAAATCTGCAACTGACACTTGGTCTATATACGCGAGACTATCCACCATATCGTCGTGTGTTCCGCTTGTAGGAAACTCTAATAACTGTGATTCAAAGGCTCTATTCCAATTTCCCTTATTTAAGGAAATCTTTCCGTGCTCCATTCTACCTTGTAGAGCCCAAGTAATTCTATCTGCTTTCTTTTTACCACCGTGGGTTACATCTGTTATGACTACCCATCTATTTTGTGCCCTCATCTCATCTTCTAGATAAGGAAGTATGGCATTCTTTAAAGCTCCGGCTTCTATTCCGACAATAGTTGCCTGATTTTCAATTGCAGCCTGTAATATTTTAGAAGCAGTTTGTTTAATATTCCATCTACCGTGGAGTATATCTTTGACCCACCATTCATCATTGTTGATTTTAACGATTGATATAGCTGTTTCATCCAGTTTACTCCCTTTAAGACCACGTTCCTTTTCAACCTTCTCAAAGCCAGCCGGGTCAACCGCAATAACGTAATTCCCTTCTTTTGGCTCTTCTGTGTCATATTTTATCCAGTCTTGCTTAAATATACCACCAGTAAAAGAGACAAAACTAGCTTCAAATTCTTGCCTGAAGGCTTGGGTAGACATAGTCTCCCTAGCTACCTTTATCTCTTCAGGGTCTAATATCGGATTATCTGTAGAATTAAACTGGAATGCTTCCCAATCTTCATTCTTTTCATCATCCGCTTCTTTCCATATATCGTAGAAGTGGTTCTTACCTGCGGGCGTACCAATAAATAACGCACCACCTTTTACATCTGCAAGCGTAGGTCTTATAATCTGTTCCCACACCTCTACCTTCATACTCGCGTACTCGTCGAGGACCACATATGCCAATCCTACGCCGCGCAGCGTGTCCGGTCTGTCACTCCCCTTTAAGCTAATCTTTCTACCGTTGACTAAAGTCATAGTAGCTGTATTCTCGTGGGTCTGTTCTATTAAATCTGTATCCTGAAGTAATTCCTTCAGCATACCCCACATAATATCTTTAGCTTGTTGGAAGGTAGGACCTATATAAAAGACATCCTTATCTTCCGACTGTAGTGCTTTAATAATTAATATCCAAGCTGCTAACCTAGACTTACCAAAGCGTCTTCCCGCACTTACTACTTTAAATCTTGCCTTACTATTAAAGATTTCTAACTGCGCCGGGTGTAGCGAGACGTCTAACTCTCTACTCATCCCCTTTGCCTATCTTTATAATAGTCTCGTCTACTTTCTCTTCTGAGATTATTACGCCTTCTTCATACTCTAAAGGCTTTTTATTATCTTCACTTATTACTTTCTCAGTAAGACCACCAACATTAATTACAACATTGCCCTTACCTTCTTGTGACCTTAACTCTACTGCCTTAGTTGTAGGTAAGATTCTATCCATACACATTTTAAGACAAGTCCTGTCACCCTCGAGTGCTAAATCTATAACTCTCTGTACAATCTCAGGACCTTTTGCAGACATTAACTCTCTGCTTAAGGCTGTATACTTATTGACACTTCCTTTTGGTCTACCGCTCGGGTTTAAAGACGGCATACCTTTGTATAACTTTGGTGAACCTCTATTCTTTTTACTCATTTTAGCTCCTTAGTATACTATAGTTTCAACTAAAATGGTAAATTAGAATGATAATAAAAGGTTATTTCTAAGAGAAGCCTTTTTAGGTGAATCTTTTTTTAATCTATAGTAATATTATAGCATACTTTTTAGTAAAAGTCAAGAGTAAACTCTAAATAAGTTACTAAAGTCCCTCCCCGCACCTCCAGATTTCTAGAATTACTCTAGTAAACAGCTATTTTTCCCAAATTCCCTCTCATCTGCGAGTGAGCCTAAATTTAAAATTATAAGAACCTCTTGGGGTGTCCCTCCCTATGTTGCATAAGTACAACAAAAGTTGCATAAGTGATAATTGGGACTAAGCTGGGACTAAGTAAGGGACTAAGCTGAGAAATCTTGGGACTAAGCTGGGGATTAACAAGGGACTAAGTCTCATTATTTGGAACTGAAGAGAATTTGAGAAGAAAGAATCCGTGAGTGAGAATATTTAGGTAGTTGTCTCATTATATGAAACACTTGTCTCATTATGTGAGACTTAATATACTGTGGTATAAATACAACAGAGATGTTGCAGACACACAACAAACTAGGTGATTTGTTGAGGAAATACAACAAGTTAGCTGTAAGGCTCAAGAATAGCCCGTATTTAAGAGATTATCTTTAAGCACTAGGTATAAGAGGGTAGAGAAAAAAAGTGGCTCAGAAATCAAAATCAATTATTATTGGGTGAGTAATATAGTCATTAGGCTAGAGAACAATCGTTCAAATTTGGGCGAATTTGGGACTCTCAGAGCATATTGCTACATTATTAAACAATTACAGAAAAAGTTAAACATTTAACTATTTATTTATATATTTATTTGTATATTGGGGTTGACATTAGAGTATATATAGGTATTATTGATGGTGTCAATTTTGACATTTACTATATAAGGATAAAATAAAATGAAAAAAGCGGAACAAAAACAAATGGCACAAGCAACAATCAAAGACTTAATGAGCAATCAAAAGAAAGGCGATTCAATCGCAGAAGATTTGATTGTTTTACTAGGTGCTACAGATGAGAATTTTGAGAACCCATTAACTCAAGAAATTGAAGAGCAGATGGACACACTAACAGGTGACAAACTCAAAGCACTCAAGGCAAGTATTAAAGGCGAGTTACAAACTAGAATTAAAATGCCAATAGTACAAAAGGAATTACTGAACACAGTTAAAGAGCCTGAGCGTCACAAGAAATTCAAGTTGACAGTAAAAAAGGTCAAGTCAACAATGATTGGTTCTGATGAATTCCCAATGTTCACACAGGATGACCTAGGAAAATTCAAAGTCATCATCACACCATCAAAGAAGACTGAGTCAAAGACATTTGAAGAAGAGTTGATGAAATTGATGGACAAGCACGGCAGGACTGTCGCAGATGTGAGAGTATTCTGCGATAACTTCGCAGGGGAATAAAAAGTTAAACATTTAACTTTTCAGAACTTAGGACTTTAGCGATAGAGTCCTAACTCCTGAAAACTAAAGAGGATAAAAAAATGGAAACAGATTTATATAAACAATTACATCAAGATTCGAAAGATAATAATGATAATAACAGTTGTACAGTATTGGCGGGTTGTGTTGCCTTTGATTTGACTTACACTAAAGGTAATAAATTAATGACTCAATATGCAGACAGAACTCACCGCAGAGGGTTATATCGTAGAGACTCAATAAGAGGATATAAGGCAATCAATAGATTTTTAAATACGCCCAATAAATTTAATATTAAAGTATTTGATACTAGAGATATTAAAAGTAAATTTACAGATGGAAAGACAATGACGGTTAATAATTGTATGGAGTATTTGAACCCGAAGAAAAGATACATCCTCTACACTACAAACCACGCAATTGGAGTTAAAAACGGAATAGTCCACGATTGGACTCACGGCTCAAAGCGAAGAATTCAAGATATAGTTGAGGTTACTTGTAACGATGAAGTGCAGGTCAAGCCGAAAGAAAAAGTCTTCAAAATGGGCGGATTTGGTGCTATACTAGACAACTTATAATATACAATCGAAACGCCTTTCGGGGCGTCTAGCAACACGGGCTAGGTTGCTACTGATGAGAAGCCCACAAATAATAATAATATAAGGAAAAATAAAATGAAAGTATCAAACATTATAAATAATAATTACAACGCAGTACCAAACCAATTTATTATCAAGGACGGCGGTAAAACTTGGTTTCAATCTTATGACTCATTGATTATAAAATGGGAAGATGGTCAAGTATATCTAGACGAATATTACTGGGACTACTCAGTCACAACAGGCAAGTATCGCAATCAGATGTTGTGTGAGACTATCAAAGACACTAGACGCAAGATTAAAAGCGGTGAATATATCTTGACTAACTTAAACTAAAGGAGATAAATATAATGATTAGATTTGAAACTGAAAATTATCACGGTGAGATAAGAGAGGATAATACTTGGGGTTGGTTCGAGCATATCGAATACGGCGAGGACGGCGGAACAGGCAACTTTGAAATATCCATTAATGACGTTTACTGGGCGGTTGTTGATATGAATTACTGTTACGACCTACCAACTGAGGTATATGAACTATTAGAAGATAGAATCAAAGTCCCACAAATGCAATTCTAGCCACTTTTTTGGTCTAGCCTAATAACCCCCTTAACTGGGGGTTTTTGGGTGCAAGAACCTTAATTTTAATAACTATATGGAGATAAATAAAATGGAAATTAGTATATATTCAAGTGATATCAGAGACTTTGACAACGAAGTAGACAGAAAGTTTGATATTAAAGACCAGTTCGGCTCAAACATTTTTGATGATAGAGGCAAGCTATCGCTAGAGAATTATGAATATTCGATAGAGCCTGATACATACATTGCAATCTTAATTCAAATGCAAGAGCAAATTGACAACTTAACACAGACTGTCGAGCAGTTGAAGCACAAATCCGACTGGGTTAGCGGTTATGATGACCACGGGTGGAATACTAAATAGAGGCATACTATGCAACAATCAAGAAAAATAATTAAAATACCTGTCAAAGAGAGGGGTATTACCGTTCAAATCTCACGCAAAAAGAGACGGCAACGGCTGAGAGACCACAGGGTACACCGTAAGCTGAAGTATAATTTTTAGCAAGGGCATACCCTTCCTACACTAGAGAAGTCCGCTAGAATCGAATTCTACGGACTCTCTTTTGTCGGCTTTAGTCCAAAAATCGCTATTTCTAGTGGTTTTTGTAGTAAGGCTCAAGAAAAGTTAAACGTTTAACTTTTTGATATACTCTTCTTTTTCTTATTCTTACTAGTAATACGGAAGAGTACCTAAAAAAATAACTATATGGAGATATTTATAATGAAAAAAAATTATTTTGTACGAGTAACACTTACTCAAGAGTCATCTTTTGATGTTGACATAATGGCTGAAGATTACGAAGAGGCTGAAAGAATCGCCCAAGAGAAAGTTTGGGCAGACGATTATGACGACGAAATAAAATGGTCTCTAGAGATTACTGACGAAGATTACGAAGCAACTCATATCGAATGTGATGATTGCTGTGCGACTTATGACATCTTTGAGGACGAGTGTCCTGAGTGTTTAGAAAAGATGGTAAACGCTGAGGAAGACGACGATGAATAATCTAAGCGGTAGAAACTGGACGCCTCTAAAAGAGGTATCCCTAATAGACTGTGCGACGGAATATAAGAAGATGAAAAATCTTTACCTAGACGCAGACTTTGATGATAAAATGGAGTTAGCTTTATTCTATAAGGGTAAAGCTGACTACTATAAAGCCCTGTTTGACGAGGGGATTGAACACACAGTAAACTTTTAAGGAGAAAATATAAAATGAAAAAATATAAAAACCATACTATCTATGTTTGGGACTGTACTTTTTACTTGATGGACGAAGACGGTAACGAAGTCCTAAATGATGACGGGACAATTAAAATATTTGAAGCCCCTAATAATGACTGGTCTTATACGGCTGAGTCTATAGAGGTAGAAGATTTAGAGGAGAAAATATAATGAATGATAAACCTTTTATGCAACGCCTTACTGAGGCGTACGAGGAACAGAAATACACTTACTTTGTGACTGATGGTGAGGGTAACTGTATGGCTGAAGATATGGCAGAAATTGACGCCCGTGTGTATGCTATGAAGCACGGGTGGTCTGTAGGACGAAAGGAGGTCAACGATGGCTAACCCTAATAACAATATGAACGCTTATAACCAAGCATTAATAATCAATAGAGATTTAAAGAGAAGAATTGATAGAGCTAATGCAATAGTTGATGAGCTACTAGAATCTAACGAACATTTACAATATTTACACGACCTAAAGGAGGCACTAAATGGCAGACATTAACGGAGTAGAAAGAACTTATGCTAATAAGGATGAGTATGACTGGGAAGGAGGCGAAGTAGATAATAATGAATTTCTATTTGACCAACTGTACGAGGAAGAAAGAGAGAGAAGAGCAGGTGTAGACGAGTACACCAAAACTCAAGAAATCTTAAATTCCCCGGAATTTCAGAAAGAGTATAATGAGTGGTTAGATGGAGTACAAAAATGAGATGTAAATGTTGCGATGCCGTACTCAACGAATGGGAGTCTAAAGCTAGAGAGCCTACAGATAAGTCTAAGTTTGTTGATTTATGCTCTGTCTGTAGGTATCACTCTAACCCTTATACTTGGTTAGATGATGATGAGGTCATAAATAAAGAAGATATTAGGGTTGACTCTGATTAATAAGTATGATAAAATATTACTATAGATTCATCTAAAGTGGTAATTATAATGATTATCACTTTAGGTAAATCTAAAGACCTAAGTTAGTCCTTTGAGACCGCTAACTTAGGTTTATTTTTCTAGGTCTCAAGGAAATAATAATTATGATAACTACAGGTACAGCAAAGTACGTCTATCTAGACAGTACAGAAAAGTTCAACGGTGAAGATACTGGTAAGTATACGCTTACTGTCGCTGTTGACGATAAGGAAGCCAAGGCACTAGAAGCAGAGGGTGTCAAGGTTAGGACTATTCAGACAGAGGATGGTGGGTCTTACAAAGCCCGTAAATTCTCTACTAAGTATCCTTTATCCTTTGATATGGTAAAGACTGCTGACGGCGAGGCTATCGGACACGATTTCGGTGCTGAGTCTGAGGTACAGGTACTTTGGAAAAAGGGGAATGAACACCCCCAACACGGTTTCGCTACATACCTGACTGCGGTTAAGGTTATGAAGCGTACTGAGGGTTATAAATCTGCTGACGAAGAGACAAGTGAGTTCTTCGCATAACCCCTCTACTTTTGTAGAGCATAAGCCCTGCCCTGCCTGTCGTGAGACGGGTGGGGACAGAGCAGGTGATAACCTTTCGGTCTACTCTGACGGACACGGTTATTGTAATGCTTGTGGTCACTATGAGAAAAAAGTTAAACATTTAACTTTTGATGTCACAAGCGAATATTTTAATTTGGAGAATAATTCTATGCAAAGTGTAACACCACGAGGTACAAGTGGGGCTATGATTAAGGATAGAAGGATTTCCTCTAACATCACCAAGAAATTTGGTGTAACGGTAAGCTACGACAAAGGTGGTAAGATAGACAAACACTACTATCCATACTACGACTCAAAAGATAGCAATAACTTAATTGGCTACAAAGAGAGAACTGTCGCAACTAAAGAGTTTCAAATTATTGGGACTAATAAAGGTGCAGGTTTATTCGGGCAGAATGCTAACCGTTCGGGAGGTAAATACTTAACTATCTGTGAGGGCGAACTAGATGCCCTTTCTGTGAGCGAAATGTTTGACGGCAAGTGGCAGGTTGTCTCACTTAAGAACGGGGCTAATTCAGCCGCTAGGGACGTCAAAGATAACTTAGAATACATCGAGTCCTTTGATAATGTGGTCTTATGTTTCGACCAAGACCAAGCAGGTTTTCAAGCAGTTAAAGACGTACAGGATATTATATCTGTCGGTAAGCTAAAGGTCTGCAGGTTGCCTATGAAAGACGCTAGTGATATGTTGATTAACGGTAAGATTAAAGAGTTCACCAATGCGTGGTGGTCTGCTGAGTCTTACACACCTGCGGGAATAGTCAAAGGTGAGGATACGTGGGAACATCTTATAAAAGATGAGAACCTCGTCAATATTGACTATCCTTGGGCAGGTCTTAATAAACTAACCTACGGCTTTAGGTCTAAGGAATTGGTAACTATAACGAGTGGTTCGGGTATGGGTAAGACTAGCGTTGTTAAGGAGTTAGAATCATACATACTTGATAAGACTGACGATAACCTAGCTATCATTCACCTAGAGGAATCTATCGAGCGTACTGTTAAAGGCTTGATGTCTATCGAAGCTAACTCACCTATTCACATACCACAGTATGAGAGAGAGTTAAGCCCCGAAGACAAAAAGGCTCTATGGCAGAAATCGGTAGGCGACAAGAATGTATACTTCTATGACCACTTCGGTAGTATGTCGGAAGACTCACTACTCAATGTGATTAGAACTTACGCTAAATCTTTCGATTGTAAGTGGATAGTTTTAGACCATTTATCTATTGTAGTTTCTGACCAAGATGGTATACTAGACGAAAGGAAAGCAATTGACGCAATTATGACAAACCTTAGAAAGATAGTCCAAGAGACGGGCATAGGATTATTCCTTATCTCTCATCTCAGACGACCACAAGGTAAAGCACACGAAGAGGGCGGACAAGTATCGCTATCTGAGTTAAGAGGCTCTGCGGCAATCGCTCAACTTTCTGATATAGTTATCGGATTGGAGCGTAACCAACAGGATGATGACCCTATAATTCGTAATCAAACAACACTACGAGTTATAAAGAATAGGTTTTCGGGTTTGACTGGCAAGGCTTGTAGGTTACAGTATGATAGTGAAACTGGAAGACTTTCGGAGGTACTTGATGAGAGCTTTTTTTGATATAGAAACTGACGGTCTCGAAGCTAATAGAGTACATTGCATCTGTGCAATGCTTGACGATGGCGAGGATACTGTATACAACTTTATAGGAGGAGAAGCGAATGGACTTTTTCGTAAATGGTTGGCATCGGAAAGTGTCGACACTCTTGTGGGACACAACATTATTAATTTTGATGTTCCTGTTCTGCGTAGGCTTACTGGGATGGATTGGGATTTTAATTTACGGGACACTCTCGTTCTTAGTAGATTATTTAACCCTAGCCTTGACGGTGGTCACTCTCTAAGGTCTTGGGGCGAGAGGCTCGGTGATTATAAGGATGACTATCAAGGTGGTTGGGAAGAGTATAGCCACGATATGTTGACTTATTGTCAGCAAGACGTAAGAGTTACTAAAGCTCTTTACAATCATTTTGTTAAACATTTAACTTTTTCTGAGGCAGTTGATTTAGAACATACGACGGCTGAGATTATTAAGCAACAGACCGACAACGGTATGATACTTAATGAAGAACGTGCGTATGAACTACTAGCTGAGATGAAAGAGAAAGTGTTGGATATAGAGGATGAGGTACACGAAAGATTTAAGCCTCTTCCTGTATGGGTAGACTTAGTTCACCCTAAAGACAAGATGAAGAATAAAGACGGCAGTATCTCTAAGAGGTATCAAGCACAACTAGACAAAGGTGCTCACTTTTATGATGAGTTAGATGCTGAGGGAGACCCTGCTATAGCTAAGTGCGAGGTAAAGCAATGTGCTTGGGGATACTTTGATTATCCTGAGTTTAACTTAGGCTCTCGTCAACAGATAGCTAAGTATCTACAGCACTTCGGTTGGAAGCCTAAAGCATTTACTGAAAAGGGCAATCCTATCGTAGACGAGAAGGTACTTAAATCTGTTAATATACCTGAAGCACAATTGATTGTAGACTACTTAACACTAACCAAGCGTATAGCTATGGTAAAGAGTTGGGTTGATGCGATAGATGAGCGTACTGGTCGAGTACACGGTAAGGTAAACCCTTGCGGCGCTGTGACTGGTAGGATGACACATTCTAACCCTAACTGCGCTCAAGTCCCTGCGACTAAGCACGGAAAAGACGGAAAGGTTTTATGGGGTTTTGAGGGTGGCTATGGTGCTGACTGTAGAAACTTATGGACTGTTCCTAAAGACTACAAGTTAGTAGGCTGTGATGCTAGTGGGCTAGAGTTAAGAATGTTAGCACACTATATGAATGATGATAAATACACTAATGAGATACTTAACGGTGACATTCATTCTGCTAATCAGAAGTCAGCAGGACTACAGACTAGAGACCAAGCTAAGACTTTTATCTATGCGTTCCTTTACGGAGCAGGTGATAGTAAGATTGGCGAGGTAGCAGGAGGTGGTGCTAAACGTGGGCGTATACTTAAGAAGAACTTTCTTGACAATACTCCCGCACTAAAACAACTGCGAGAGAAAGTTACTCAATCAAGTGGTAAGGGTTGGGTTACTGGATTAGATGGACGTAAGCTACACATACGCTCACAACACTCAGCACTAAACACTCTACTACAGAGTGCAGGTGCGGTGATTATGAAGAAAGCGTTGGTATTACTAGACCAGTATGCAAAGCAATACAATATAGATTATAAGTTTGTTTTGAATGTACACGATGAATTTCAATGTGAGGTCAGAGAAGACCAAGCAGATTTCTTCGGTGGTCTAGCGGTAGGGTCTATCGTACAAGCAGGTAAATCTTTTAAACTAAACTGTCCTTTGGACGGTGAATATAAGGTAGGTGAAACGTGGCAACAGACACACTAATAGCACCAAACAATAGAGGTAAATCATTCAAAAAGTTTGATTTAGATTTAAAGTTTGGAGAAAAGTGGGAAGACTTTATTGCAGACAAGCTAACAACTGCTGAAGTTAAAACTGAAAAAGATATGTGGAAAAAAACAGGGAATATTTGTGTAGAATACGAAAGCTACGGTAAAGCTAGTGGTATTGAAGCTACTGAGTCAGATGTTTGGATACACAATTTAACATCTAATGATGAGTTTGTATTAGGTTTTATAATTCCTACAGAAACCCTAAAGAAAATATACAAGCAAGGTTATCCAGTTAAAGGAGGAGACCATAATGCTAGTAGAATTTATCTTTTAAAAATAAAAGAGTTAGTTGATAAAATTTTAAAGGAGGAAGTACAATGAGTACAGATACTTTAGTAAGCGACATATATCGTATGATTGACACCAAGGAAATCCCTGAAGGTGTACCTGTCGAACAAGTAATCAATGACTTCGGTGAGAATGTCAAAGAGATACTAAGAAACAATATCACAGAACACGAGTTTGATAAGCGTAAGCTCCGTATGTCTAACATAGGTAAGAAAGATAGACAGTTGTGGTATTCTTATAATGGCTATGAGGGTGAGAAACTATTGCCCCATACAAGAATCAAGTTTCTATATGGTCACTTGATTGAAGAGATGGTACTAGCTCTTACTAAACTTGCAGGTCACGATGTGACACACGAACAGAAGCAAGTAGAAGTAGATGGTATTAAAGGCTCTATGGACTGTAAGATTGATGGTGTATTGACTGATGTTAAATCAGCGTCATCTTATGGCTTTAAGAAGTTCAAAGATGGTTCGTTAGTTAATGATGACCCCTTTGGATATATAGACCAAATCAAAGGCTATGCTCACGCTGAGGGTACGACAGATATTGGTTGGTTAGTTATGGATAAGACCAACGGACATCTTACATATCTAAAGTATGATATGGCTGATGAGTCTCAATGGTACTGGTCGAAGTTAAACTTTTTCTCTATACCTGAAAGAATAAAGAATATAAAGAAAGTAGTTGAATCTGATACACCGCCTGAGAGATGTTATAAGGCTATACCCGACGGTAAGTCAGGAAATATGAAACTTCCTGTTGGCTGTAGTTACTGTGCATATAAGCACGATTGTTGGGGTGAAGACCTAAGAACATTCTTATACTCTAATGGACCTCGTTACTTGACGCAGGTTGTACATTTACCTAACGTAATAGAGGTGGATAGAGATGGCAATAAAGTTTCGCAGTAAGCTAGAGAAAGAATGTTCCGAAGCTCTTGGTAAGGAATGGAAGTATGAACCTTGTAGGATAGCCTATACTATCCGTAAAAACTATACGCCTGATTTCGTTAAAGGCAAGTTTCACATAGAAGTTAAAGGGTTCTTTCGGAGTGGGGATAGACAGAAATATAAATCAATTGCTGAACAACTTAAGTTTGAAGGCAAGGAGTTAATATTCTTGATGCCCCGCCCCGATTCCAAAGTAGCTAAGGGTAATAAAATTACTTACAGGAAATGGTGTGAGAAATATGGCATCAAAATATTTTCAACTAAAGAGATAAAGGAACTAAAGAAATGGACGAAGATAAAATAAATCCTAACCATTATAAGCAAGGTAACATTGAGGTCATAGACTTTATACTAGACCAAGATATGGACTACCTAACTGCTTCGATAACTAAATACATCTGTCGATGGCGATTTAAAAACGGCGTTGAAGATTTAAAGAAAGCTCGTTGGTTCTTAGATAAACTTATAGAACACGAGGGAGGGCAGTATGGCTCTAACTTTAAATGAACTTAAAGAACGTATAGTTCAAGAAGCAATAGACCCTTGTACTCTGTGTGAGGTATTAGATATAACAACAGAAGATATCTTACACGAGTTCGAGGATAAATTAATAGACAAACGGGAGGAGTTTGACGATGTTGATGATACCTACTGAAAACTTTCTTATGATGACACTAGCCTTTCTTACATTAGGAGCAATCTTAATATGGAGACACGGACAGAAGTGTTATGATAGAGGGATAACTGATGCGATACTTATGCACAGAAATGGAAGATTAAAATATAATACTTATGAAGATGACAATGGTAGCAAGATGATAAACATTGAAATCGACCCAATTGAAGGAGACGAATAAATTGAATAAATTACCTAATGATTACCAAAACTTTATCGCTCTTAGCAGGTACGCAAGGTGGCTACCTGAGAAGAACCGTAGAGAGACTTGGGAGGAGACTGTAGCTCGGTACTTCGACTTTATGGAACAGCACCTAAAAGAAAATACTAATCAAGAGTTAGTGCCTAAGACTAGGAAGATACTTGAGGATGCAGTATGTAACTTAGAAGTTATGCCTAGTATGAGAGCTCTTATGACCGCAGGACCTGCTCTAGCTAAGAATAATATTGCAGGGTATAACTGCGCTTATCTTAGTGTAGACCATCCTAAAGCATTTGATGAAACATTGTTTATACTTATGCACGGTACTGGTGTAGGTTTCAGCGTAGAGAGACAGCACGTTAATAAACTACCTGAAGTTCCTGAGAATATGGTAGACGTAGAAGATGTTATTGTCGTACAGGATAGCAAGGAGGGATGGCAGTCTGCATTCCGTAAGCTGATTACTTATTTATATGACGGTGAGATGCCTAAATGGGACTTCTCTAAGGTGAGACCTAAAGGTGCTAGACTACAGACATTCGGTGGTAGAGCTAGTGGTCCTGAGCCTCTTCTTGATTTGTTTAACTTTGCTACTAACATATTTAAAGAAGCAGGAGGGCGTAAACTTACGTCGTACGAATGTCACCGGATGATGTGTAAGATTGCTGAGGTTGTAGTTGTGGGTGGTGTACGTAGGTCAGCACTTATCTCTCTATCTAATCTTACTGATGAGCGTATGCGTAATGCTAAGAGTGGTCAATGGTGGTCAGATACTCCTGAGATGGCTCTAAGTAATAATAGTGTATGTTATACAGAGAAGCCTGATATGGGTATCTTTATGAAAGAGTGGACGTCTTTATATGAGTCTAAGTCAGGTGAGCGTGGTATCTTTAACAGGGAAGCCGCTATCAAACAAGTAGAGTCTATCGGTAGACGCGATACAGACCACGACTTTGGTTGTAATCCTTGTAGTGAAATCATTCTTAGAGATGGTCAGTTCTGTAACTTGACTGAGGTTGTGGTAAGAGCGGAGGACACGCAGAAGGATATACTCCGTAAAGTTAGACTAGCTACTATATTAGGTACGTTCCAAGCGTCACTAACTAACATTAAACGCTTACGTCCTAAGTGGGTACACAATACAGAAGAGGAAGCACTACTAGGTGTATCTCTTACTGGTATTATGGATAATGCTTTTATGAACGGTAGTAGTGATGACAGTAGAGGATACTATGGCAAGAGAAGTTTATCTGACTTTTTAGTAGACCTTAGAAAAGAATCAGTTAAGACTAATGAGCATTGGTCAGAGCTACTGGGAATTCAACAAGCTACTGCTACTACTGCTATTAAGCCTAGTGGTACGGTAAGCCAGTTAGTTGATAGTGCTAGTGGTATACATACTAGACATAGTGATTATTATATCCGTAGGGTTAGAGCAGACGCTAAAGACCCTATAGCACAACTTATGGAAGACCAAGGCATTCCTTGTGAGCCTGATGTTATGAAACCTAATAGTGTTAAGGTATTCTCTTTCCCTATGAAAGCTCCTGATGGTGCTATTACTAGGAACGAGAGAACCGCTATCGAGCAGTTAGAGCTGTGGCTTAAGTATCAGAGACATTACTGTGAGCATAAGCCTAGTGTTACTGTGAGCGTTAGAGAGCACGAATGGATGGAAGTGGGAGCGTGGGTGTACAAACACTTCGATGAAGTATCGGGTGTTAGTTTCCTACCGCACTCAGACCATACATATCAACAAGCTCCTTACGAAGACTGTGATAAGAAAACTTATACAGAATTGGCTAAGAAGATGCCAAAGGCTGTAGATTGGGATTTAATTAGTGAGTATGAATTGACCGACTCAACAGTAGGTACTAAGACACTAGCCTGTACTGGTAGTGTATGTGAGTTAGTTGATTTAGTTGAAGAAGAGAGGGACACGGAATGATAGAAGGTATATTGTTGGTGTTAGCTTTACAGTTACTTGTGTTAAAATTAACAGGTGATTTGTGAAGTTGCAAAGGGTGGCTAGTATAGCCGATGTGTTACATTTAATATAGGAGTAAGAAATATGTTAGAGAAAATCAAGAATGGTGCTGACGGTGCAATTGACATTGGCATCAAACTGGTTAGCTTATCAATTATATTGCAGATTATCTTTGGTACAAAGGTAGCTTTCCTTACGGGCAATGTAATCGGTGCTGTACTCGATATAGTTTGGACTTTGGGTAATGCTGGATTAGCTGGTATAATCACAGCGCTTATCATTTGGAGGCTACTTGACAAAGATATAGTCAATGAGCTCAAAGACTAAGGCTAAAAAAACTTGGGGTCTCGTTCGTATGGACGGGACTTCCAAGCTATACTACTCACTAAAAGTTAAACATTTAACAAAAACTCAGCCTAGAGATTTATGGAAGAGTGATTGGAGAAAATAGTATGATATATGAATATAAGTGCAAAGACTGTGGATTAGTATTCTCAGAAATGCGTAAGATGTCAGAACGCTTAGACCCTATAGACTGTGAAGCCTGTGGCGGCGAAGGTGAACATAAGATAAGCACACCTATGTTTAGGACGTCAGGAGACGGACACGGCAGAGGCGCAGGTCACAAAGGAGAATGGAAATGATGAATGAGAAGAAGCTGATAGATTTGCTCAACTCAGGAGAAGATTATAACTTCGTCGCTATGGACGATAAGTTTGCTAGGTATGATGCCTTTGATACAGAGCACGGCATTATGCTAGAGATTAAATGTCGTAATAAACATTATGATGATACTCTCTTAGAAAAGATGAAGTATGATTGGAATAAACAATACGCCGAAGAAAACGATTTAGAGTTTATGTATGCTGTAAGTATGCCTCACAAAGGCGGACATAAGGTCTATTTGTTTGACCCTATAATTATGGAGAGGGATGAAGAGTATGACTTTAAGTGGCACACACGAAAGCTACCCGCTCAGACAGAATTCTCTAGAACTGAGTGGATAGACAAAGAAGTTGGATATTTGAATGTTAAGGACGCTCTCGCAGTATTACATATAAAGACTAATCATTAAGAAGGTCTCTTACGACCACGTCTACTACCGCGTCTCATAGGACCGCTACTCATCATACCTGTTGCAGGTTTTGGTGGTGGCGGTTTTTTTGTGTCCATTAGTTTTTGTTCCCACTTCTTAGCAGACTCCATACGTCTCTCGTTATGTGGGACTCCGGGCTTCTCATAGACATCTGAGAATATCTTAGCCTTTCTCTTTATAGGGTCATCTATGTGGGGATTGGCTAACATACTTTCTGAGAACATAGTCTGTAACTTACTTCTGTCTCTCCATCCTAGCTCTCTACCATAGCCTCTATTTCCGTAGATATTGTCAAACACGAACTTAGCTTGGCTCGTCTTATTATCGTTTAAATTTGAGTCTTTAAGCCAGTCAAAATAGTCTCTTTTATGGCTACCAGTAAACTGAAATAATCCGTAACCTTTACCGCCTCTTTCTTTCTGAGTGTGAGAGTAACTGCCGCCTGTTTCAACATCTATATTACCCATTAGTGCGGGTATATCCCTAGGAGGAAAACCTACCGCTAGTAAAGCATCAATAGTTTCCTGCTCGTTGTTTGTTAACATTCCCATATTATTGAGCCATTACAGCAGAAGTTACTGCAGTTGAAGGAGTAATTGCCTCAGACATAACAGCTTCAGGTTTGGCTATGTCTGCTATCTTATCAGCAAGTTCATCTACTTTATTTCTTACGTTTCTGTTAGCGGCTCTATTAGCAAAAAGACCAACAGTAGTAGGTATCAACCATAACGGCTGTGCGTAAGAACCTGCAAAAGCCAAAGCAGTCATAACTTTTTGAACATTTGGAGACAAATCAGCAGTTCTACCAATTACTCTATCCATAATATTTCCTTGTAAAACATTCTCCATAAGGTCTAATTCTTCTTTTGAAAAATACTTACTAGACTTTGGGTCTTTTAATATACTAACTATAGCAGTCTTGTATAGTTTTGATTCAGACATCTGAGAGCCTGCTTTCATATCTAGTTTTACATTATTAATGGCTCTATCTAATAGTTCTGCTTTCTTATATCTTTGATTGGCAACCCTAGCTAATTCTAAATCGGGAAAACCCTTTACTGCTTTACTTGCTATCATATCATCAATAAGATTAATCATATCTAATAGAGCTACTTGGTCAGGATTTTGATTATATTTTTGAGATAGCTTTTGCCTTAATTTATCCATTTGAGTTAAATTATATTGCTTTCCTTTGCTACCTTCTTTT